CTAAATTAATATTATTACTGTATATAGGATTAGCCAATGAACTTGTTATAAATGTTAAAGCTAAAGCACCATTTAAATTGTTATTATTCATTGTAGGTCTTACTAATGAACCTGTATTTAATGATGGTATTGTTGTTACAACGTTACTATTACCACCGATATATCCGTATGTTCCTTGGGTAACTAATGAGTTATTTCTAAATCCATTTAATAAAATATTATTTGAACCTGATATAACAACTGAACCTGATTGAGTTGTAACTACGCCTGTACTACCGAATATTAAATTACTTCCTGTTGCTGAATTGCTACCTGATATATTTAATTTAAGCGAACTATTATTTGAAGCAGGATTGAATATATAAACATCACCCACATTTGTTATTGAACCTGTGTCAATTAATCCTTCTGATATGTTTAATGAACCAGTAATAGATTGTTGTAGTGCTATTGAACCTGTTGTAATAAATCCAACTGTTGATGGTGAAATACCACTCGTACCTGAACTACCTGCTGCACCTGACGTACCACTTGTACCTGATGAACCATCCAATCCTGAACCATTGCTTGCACCTGCTAAAATACAATTATAGTACCCTGTCATTCCTGAATAACCACTAAAAGACAAATCTATATTCCATATAATTGCTGTAAATCCTGATGCTGTTTTTCCTGAAAATGTCATTTCAGCAACATTTGAACCGTTACTATAATAAGCATCATAATAACCACTATTTGTTGTTTCCCATAATAAATCTATTGAATAATCTGCTGATGCAAATGGTTGTGCAAATGTTACTACTTGAGTTGAACCGCTTAATCCAAATGTTATTGATGAATAATCAACATAAGTAAAATTACTTGCTACTGTAGAAATAACTTTAGCAGGTAAGCCTAATCCATCTGTACCACTTGAACCTGATGTTCCTGATGAACCATCACTACCTGAGCTACCTGAAGTACCTGATGAGCCATCCAATCCTGAGCTACCGCTAGTACCTGAACTTCCATCAATACCTGATGAACCTGACGTACCACTTGAACCATCACTACCACCTGTTCCGCTAGTACCTGATGAACCATCACTACCTGAGCTACCTGAAGTACCTGATGTACCACTAGTACCACCACTTCCTGACGAACCTGAACCGCCACTACTACCACTAGTACCTGAGGTTCCATTAATACCACTTGTACCTGAAGTACCATTAGTTCCATTTGTGATTGGAACGTTATTTATAAAGAATGAACCTGAGATATTCACCTCAGTAAAACTCATTTGTAATGGACTATTATCGCCATCACCTGTTTGTATTGTTTGTAATGTATTTGTTAATCCTTGTGAACTATCAGTCATCTTTAATAAACCCTGATAAGATTGCGATACATATAGATTTGTAAGTTGCCCCATATTATATTAATATTTTTTGTTTTGTTTTATACTTTTCTCCATACTTTAGATATTGTGTTCCATAATTCTGCTAATTCAAACCATCTCTTACCTTCTGTTACAAATGGTAATTCAGGTAATACACATCTATTATAATCAAACGGTTGAGTTACTTGTAAGTTCATTGTCCACCCACCTAATACTGTTTCAAATCTTTCAAGGAATGGTTCACACGTTGCGTTCCAATTACACTCATACTCACTTAAATAAAGTATGGTAAAAACGTCATTACAAATCTCAAGTCCATCATTCATCACATCCTTCTGATTTGATAAGTCAGCATTAACAACATCACTTATAATTATTTGGAAATTATATACCAATTCATTTTGAGCTAATATTGTTGTACCGGGTAATATATACATCTTAGTATATATAGGTTCCTTTTCTGTCTCAATATCCATTGTTAATTGTGCTATATCACCGAACCCATATGAATTAATTTGTTCGTGTGCACGTGCTATCTCTTTTAAGTCATCCAATATTAATTTGTAATTAACTTCATTCACAGATGTTGGTAATGTTAATCCTGATATTGGTAATACGCAATTATTGTAGTCAAATGGTTGCTCTATTGTAAGATTTAATGTCCATCCACCGAGTACTGTCTCATATCTTTCTAAGAATGGTTCCACATTGCTGTTCCATAATGGTTCATAATCTATACTGAACCCACCAAAATTTTCTGTATAGGACTGATATAGGATAGTCCATACGTCTTTTACTATCTCCAACGTGTCAGACAGTACATCTTCCTGATTGGATAAGTCAGCATTTATAATATCGCATATAATAATTGAGAAGTTATAGTCGATTCTGTTATGTGCGAACACTGTTTTTCCGGGTACAACGTACATTTTTGCGTACACTGGCTCCTGTTTTGTCTCAATATCCATCGTTAATTGGGTAATATCCCCATAACCAAATGAATTTAACTGAGGGTGGTGGTATGCAATACCACTTAAATCCTGTATAATCTGCTTATAATTAACCATCAATAGTAAATATAAAAAAATCTAAATCGGTTATTATACTGCCCCTTGTGCTTGGTTGGTTAATCTATTTATTTCTTCATCATAATTAATTAGGAATGATAATTGGTTTAACGCTTCCATCACATTTGATTCATAAACTATTTTGTGTTTTGTAAAATCGTTTCCAGATAATTTATTGACGACAATGTACCACCCGTACGTTTTTTGAAAAGAGTTTGGATTATCATCTTCCTCATACTCCACACGATTTTTATTTTCTGAATCAGCGAGAGCTTCTTGATTAAAGACAGCTGGGAATAAGCTGAAAATCTCCTTTCTAATAGAGTAAAAAAAGATTGTGCTCCAAGCACGTACCTCACGTTTAATTTCTTCTTAAATAATTCTGCACGTTTCTTCATTGTCTTTATATCATACTTCTCAATATCAAAATCGTGTTCACCTCTTTCTTCTATAATTGGGCGATACATTACTGCTGTCAAATAATGTAGTTGTTCCAATAGCTCATCAGGCTTCTTAGAACTTAATGTGTCTAAGTCTACAAACTCAGCAAACGATAAGTCCTTCCAATTAGGAAAGAAACCATACTTTACACCATCCAATAAAAATCTATCCTCAAATTTTGGTGCGAGTGGTATGAGTGATAGAATTTCACTGGCAAGAAAGTTAATCTCTTGATAGTCATATTCTAATAATTCTTTTAATGGTGCACCTGTTAAGATACTAATTAGTTTAGCTGCAAAATATTCATCCTCAAATAAATCTTGCATCTTATAAATCTTAACGTATTGTTCTATCGTTAGATATTCTGGTAGCTTATAATCTACCTCATTTATTTTAAACTTAAACATATATATTAATTTATAAAGGAAATACTATACTTCCCTGTGTTCTTATGGTTCTGCACCTCAAATAACATCTTCATCATTACCGCATCAGAAATATCGGGTGATGTACCTAATATCTTTTTCATTTCATCCTTGCTGTGTACACCAACCTTATTATCCTTATCAGTATCTTTCAATCGTACACTTAATAGTTCTTGTGTTAGTGTGTCAATTGTGTTAGGATCTAATACATTGATTGATATTAATCCTTCCTTAAACATCTCACTTAGTTTAATATAGCACTGTGATTTTAAATTGGTATAGTTCTGTTTATGTAGTGGACTACTATTGTTTATAAAGTTCTTTCCACGTACCATATCCGCAACTCCTCCTCCAACTCCATCAGAATCTATTACAATGTTCTGTGGATGTATGCCGTATTTCGCAATTAAGTCCGTTATTTCGGCACTTAACTCAGTGGTTGATAGTTTGGTATAAGTAAGTATTTCGGTGATGACATTACCCACCCAAATCACCGCTACAGACCTGTCTGAACCGAACCTTGCTACGTCCACACTCATATACTTCTTTTGATTTGTATCAGGTGGTGTTCTGAATATACTTGCACCTATTGTATCAAAATCAAATAGACTATCTTCTTCCTGTTCGTAGTTCCAATCACCAAGATATAAACGCTTCATTTGTTTTGGTGGTAAGTTTCTAAGTATATCCAAATATTCTGCAGGTAAGAATTTATTATCTGTTGGTAAAGCCTGTATGAATATCTTAGTTGCATCTAATGTTCCTTGTATGTGTGGTAAATAAAACTCTTGTTTCAACCACGATTGAGATGGGTTACAAGACATAAAGAGTGTAGGTTTTAATTTATACTCATTAATCTTATATCTTAATAGTGAACGTACCACATCGTAGGCTTGTCTTGATACTTGTGCAACCTCATCTATAAAAGCTATTGTTAATTCTAATCCCCCCAAACTATCGTAGTTAGGATCTGATGGATTGTATTGCAAATCCCTGAACACAATCTCACTACCATTAAAGAATTTTAATTCGTTTGATTGTTGATTGTATGTGTAATGTTCAGGATTAATTCCACACTCCTTAAATAAATCTAATAATGTTTTGATTGTGGTTACTCTTAACTGAGTTAAAACTGTACGTCCTATAAGCGCCCTAATACCAGGATAAGTAAGGCACATATATAAAACCCAAACAGAACCCAAATAGGATTTTCCAGAACCTTTAGCGCCACCGTATAATACTTCACGATGTGTTTTATCCCGTAAGATTTTAAATGTCTCAGATTGCTTCTTAGTTAAGTTTAAATTTATTTCCATTTTACTTTATAAATCCTTGCAAATCAATTGGTTGAGTTGCTTCAGCCATTTGTTGATTTATTTTAATCTTACTTGCTAAGTGCGCCAAATGTGTAACCTTTTGTTCTTCAGTCATCTTAGCCATCTTATTCATCTCCCTGTCGTACATTTTTTTTACGTCTTGAGCTTGCTTTCTTTTGTGTCTTCTTTCTAATCCCATAAATCCAAATTGAAGTTTTTTGTGTGTCTTGAATAAAAAATTATTCAAAATTTAAGTTTATTTTAATTGGTTCACCATTTGTGGTAATATCCACCTTCTTAGTTCCTTCCAAACCATATAGTTTGGTGATTGAGTCTAATGTTTCCCTTTCCACACGCTTGTTGTTGTCCTGTCTTGCACGATTTAATAAGTCAAAATACCTTTCCACTTGTTGTTCAATAAGAATATCTGCTTCTTCGTTGAACCTTTCCTTAATAATATCCTTACATTTTCTCCAAGTTGCATCTGCTGTACGTTCTGATACACCATACATCTTGCTGAATGTTACTCTAAACTCCCCTGATGTTAATCTTTTATATAACATAAGTTCTAACGCTTCAGTTAGCTTCTCACTATATTCTACAATTGTGGATTTGCGTCCACCTGTTTTTTTCTTTTCTTCCATTATAATAATTTTAATGTGTTACGTACATAATAGTCTAACTTTATATACGCTTTATTTTTGCAGCAACTATATACTACATCTTCATTAAATATAGATTTATAGATACTGTTCGCTTTATCCTTATACTCTTGCGTTGCACCTGATGCTTTTAACACCATATGTGCAAACAATATATCTTCATTAGATATATTATTGGCTGGTTGTTGTTCGCTTAGAAAATGTTTGTTCTTAGCCATATTTTGTTGTTCTTGTTTTAATTTGGTGGCTTTTTCTTTACAAGATTCGCAACCACCTTTCTTTTTTACAGATTTGAATTTTATATTCCTACTATTATCGTTATGATATATACATAATTCATAATTGTTTTTATCTCTTATTAAATCTGCACATATACCTAACTCCAATAATTCTGTTGAGTACTTATTCCATATATGTATTATTA